AAATAAGCCCGGGGGTTTCCCGGGCTATGTTTTTATTGCTTGCTATTTATGCTATTGCCTTGCTAACATTATGATAAACTTTCTTGTACCGTTAGGTTGGTTTGTGCTAAAGGTTAAGATGTTTTCTTCTACGGCATCATCTGAATTTACCGCACTCCAGGACCTCGTTGTGGTGTCCTCAAAATATATTAGAGCATCATCGTCATCTGATAATGCTATCGGAGAGCCCATAGGGTTAGCAAAACCAACCTTAATCTTATCTGCGGTTTCTTCTTCAGTATCCATGGCCCAATCCTTGCCTGTGACAGAGGTTACGGTTTTAAATGCTTTATCTCCTACCGTTGTACCATCGGTCACATCTATTTCTTCGGTTATTACTTCATCGTTAATGTTCGTTCCTTCTACCACGATTTTCCCAAGTGTATCTCGTGTATCCTCGTCGGTCTGCGTTAATAGTATTGGCCTGGCAGGGTCCAGAGCGTCTGGGCTCTTTACTGTATACGCACCATTTTGCATATCAGTGTTATCCACAAAGTAATCATCATCAGAAGCGGGAATAGCACCATAGTTTATTACATGCACATTCCCCAAACCCATTAAGGCCCCATTTTTGTCAATAACCTCAACGTTATTTTCCTTCGTCCCAACCCTAAACCCGTCTTTTGCACATATATAGGTTTGATTATGAACACCTGGCATAATTATTTTAACCTCCTTAAAATAATTAAGCAGGGGCAGCCAGGAGGTAAGACCACCTTAAATAAGGCACCCCTGCTTACATCATTTTATAGTATTTTTGTTACTTAATTAGCCTTAAGCAGGCTGTTGAAGCCCATAGATAAAGGTTGCGTCATCAAAACCACTTGACCAACGGGCAACGGTCTTGTACTTGGCAACTTCCGTATCAAAGGACTTTTCACTTTCCAGTTGGGCTTTCCTGCGGTCAAACCACACAAGAAACCGCTTCATACGCTCCATATCAACCATGAACCACGCATTTTGGTCTGTCAGGAAATCGTATTCAATCACGTTGACAGAACCTTTCCAGATATTAACGTTGTTGTCGCTGGTATCCGGCTCGCCATCGCTATCAGCAATAACAAGAGCAGGTTTCCTTAGCTGTGTAGGAACGATAAGGGTATCCGGGTTAACTGCCAGCAGGTTGCCCTTGTCGTCTGTCCAATTCTTCATTCTTCCCCGCACTTTTTCCACATTATCAGCATTAAGCGTTAGCTCGTCTGCATTTTTCCATTGAGTACTATTGGTAGGGGAAAGCGGATGGTCGGAAGCACAAAGGGGCTTTCCGTCAGGGCCCGGGAAGCTGGCGTTAAAGGCCTCGTTAAAGGTCAACGCACCATAATACTGCCGGGTGTAATAGACGGACATAGCCAGGGCCTTCGTCCTTTTCTTGATTTCCGAATACTGGTCATCCTCCAGGAGTTCCCTTTCTATCTGCATACCGTTTGAATATTTCTTGTGCATATAGGTCTTGGGAAACCCTTTATAGATTTTCTCGTAGTTTACCTGGTTGCCGGTATCTTCCCAGGGTTGCATGAGCCCAAGGGCACCAACACCGAGAGAATGTTCAGCAGCTTTTTTAGATGTTTCCATGTTATAAATCACGGGGAGAAAGTCCCGAAGGTTATTCAGGTGCTTATCCCAAATGGTTCTAAGGCCTGGTTCCAGAAGTTCCCCCCAATTTTCACGGATTAACATTGAATTTTCACCTCTCCATCAAAATAAATTTAGTTTATCTTGCTATTAAAACGTCAACCATCAGGTTAACAACATCAATCTTAACGATTTTAAGTGGCCCGTTATTGTGGTTCTTATCGCACTTAAGTTTTAGTGCGTCAGAACTGGCAAAAAGCCCATCCAGGCCAGGCCATATTTCGCCATCGTTGTTGTTGTTGGCAATTACTACCGCCTTGTCCCCCGACTCAATAGCATGAGGGAAGGGAACGTAAACCCTTGCAGTATTGGTTGTTACATCATCAATAGTCCTTATAGAGCCCTTAGATTTTCCAGTATAAACAAGTATGGTAGAGCCTTCGATGTCATTTATGGAAGAAGCCTCAAGCGTAGTAGTTGAACCACCAGTCGCAGTTAGCTCAAGGGGGTCTCCCACACTTACCCTGAATACATCCAAGGGGTTAATATATACCCTTCCGTAAGTTTTTTCATCGGAAGGGTTGTCAGCCTGAGCGATAGCCTCAGCCATTACACCAAGCACACAATCGTCAACATCGGTGTTATCATCTGCCTGCTCGACAAACCCGCCATCAACAACAACCAACTCCCCTTTCTTGAATTCCGTGTTAGGCTTTAATTCATAGGGAACCGGGTTAGGAGCGTGTCCAGCAAGGTTGTAAACACGTTCAAAGCCAACAGTAGTTCTTTCAGCAGTGTAAGACATTCAATTTTCACCTCTCAGTAATTAAAATAAGCCCTCAATTTAAAGGGCTTTTACTTCTTTTGTTCTTTGTATTTCCTCCAGTCCTTCGGGTCGATACCCATAGCTTTTGCAAGGGCCTTTTCGTCTTTACTTAGGCCACCTGTATCAGATGCACCGCTTGCACCACCCGTTTCGGGGGCAGCCTTCTGGTTCTTCTTGATATTAGCCAGGGTTTGGTTCTGCGTGCCGGTCTTTATGGTGTCCTTAATCTCACCATTTGACAACTTCTCACCCAGCACATATTTCATGGCGTGTTCAAAGGGAATTTTGACGCTCCCGTATTCATCACGGGCAAAAGCGTCAATCTCGGACTCGTACTTTTTAACCAGGGGGTCAGAGATAAACTTACCCTTCTCCTGGTTATAGTTATACTCTTCCTGTTTCGCTCTGAACTGTTCCATCTCTTCTTTCAACTGAGCCAGTTCCCGGTCTTTATCGACCATCTCCTGGGCTTCTTCTTCGCTTAAGTTAAGCTCGTCTGCCTTCTTTTGAACCTGCGATTTTCTCACATGGTCGATAACACCCTTCATATCCAGCCCGGTAAGCTGTTCTAACTCTTTGACGTAGCCCTCTAACTCACGGCCCTTAATCCTGGCGTTACCCACAATCTGGTTAACCTCTTCCTGGGTAAACACCTTTTGCTTTGGCTCCTGCTCTTCCTGTTCCTCCGTCTTTTCCTCTGCCTGTTCCTTTGTCTGCTCTTCTTCCTCTACTTCTCCCTCTTTTGCTTCGGATTCTTCTGTTTCCGTTTCTTCTTCCTTTTCCTCGCTATCTTCTTCGTAAAGGCCAGAAAGGTCGAGTTCTTCGTCATCATCTCCCGTTTCTTGTTCAGCAGGGTTGTCATCCTCCACTTTTTCAGGTTCAGCAAACAACTGTAGGTCAAACTTAATTCTGATTTCTTCTAACATTTGTCCTCCCCGGTTTATAGCCCCGTATGGCTGTAGATTTTCCGGTCTTTCCCGTAGGTCAGCCCCCTCTTGGAAGGCAAAAAACTTAACCATTTGATTAACCGATGGTATAAAGCCCCACCGTAAAGGCTGTTATATATAATAAAACCTGCTTATCATTTAAGCAGGCTGTTTAATACTGGTCTGTTTGTTGCATAATATCAGCCAGCACTTCTGTCTGCCCCTGTTCATCCAGGGACGTATATTCTCTTAATAAGTCGGGGTCTGCTTCTAAGGCTTGCCTAACCTGTTCAACTACATCACCCCCTGCCTGTGGTTGTGTCTCTCCTTGGGCCTGCGCCTGTGCCTCTCCCTCAGCCTGTTGCTGTTGCATCATCATGGCTGCCCTTTCCTTTTCCTTCTCCATAAGCTCTTCAAAGGGCGGGAATTTACCATAACTAAGCACATACCAGAAGGTTTCAGGGTCAATCAACTGTCCACCATAAAGCTCCTTGGCTACCTCCATAAAGAACATCCTGTCCGTAGGCAGGGTAGAGGATACCTTGCAAACTACATCAAGTTGAGGGCAGTATATTTCATACTCCCTACCCTCCTCCCAATCATGCGAGGGGTCAAAATCTTCAAGGGGTATAGTATCCCCCGTATCATATACGTAGGCCCTTCGTGCTTCTTCAGGCCGGAACTCGTCATATAAGGGGCCCATATCCGGCTCCCTGTATGGTGCAAGCCCGGACACATCACCATATTGTTCAACAGCCTCTTCTTCACTAAAGGACTTCCTTGTTTTGGGGTCTAAAAAGCGTTTTGCAAGCTCCCCTGTTTCACCGCCAAGGATACGAATAGCTCTTCTCTGGTCGTAGAACCTGTAAACAAGCTCATTTATATAATTACCTGCATCCTCATAAGCAGTAGTCATAGCTTTTTCGGCACTTCTAAGCCTTACCTGTGCCCGTGAAGCCAAGAGGTCAAGGGCCCTGAAAGCGGTTACGCTTCCCGGTGTCCTGCCCTGGCTCATATCAAACCTTCCCACAATGGTTTCAATGACCTTTTGTAACCTTCCGGGTTCCTGGTGTAAGCTCGGGGGGACTCCCCGGCTAACTTCCCGCTTGATACCGTGTATATTATTAACAGGCAACCAAATCCCTGGCATGGTTCCGTAATCTTCCACATACTTTTTCTGCTTTTTAGTTAGGGCACTATTTTCTTCGTAATAAGTCTGTCCCAGGGCATCGTGCATGTGTCCTTCCAGTATCATTTCAGCAGATTTGTTGAGGATAATCTGCGGGTTCTTAATAAAATGAGCCTCACCAAACCCCCAAATACTGTTTTCCCTGGGGTATCTCTGCCTCACGATAAAGGGTAGCTGGGGCTTTTCTTCCGGGTCATAGTAAACATAGTTAGCATGTTTTAAGTAAACCGGCTGTCCATCCCCAGCCCACCAGATTATGTGCATCCCCGGGCCTTCGCTTTTCTCACCCTTATCAAGCACCAAAGGTTCACCTATATACCAGGTTTCAACAAGCAGGGCTTGTTCCTCTCCATGCTCGAACATAACGTCTATGCTTTCATGCTCCTGGCCTACCAACATATCATCACGGATAAGGTCAGGCTCTACATCTACACCGTATTTCTCTTTAATGTCCTCCTGTGTCCGATAAAAGGCTTTATGTGCCCTTCTGCCATCTTCAAGGGATTCCTTACACCTTGCGTCAGGGAAAAAGGCTTGAGGGTGCAGGGATTTCCACCTTACATCACCGCTCCACCTATTAGGGCCTCTACCACCCTCCCAAAACGGGTCCCAAAATACATGCCAAATCCCTGTTCCGTAAAGGAAGAAATTTCTTAGCCACCTTTCCCGTTCCGTTGCTACCCGGTTCTTGTAGGCGATAAACTTCTTAAGCTGTGTCATTTTCCGGGCAACTGCGTCATCCGTTTTTTCTACCGGGTAGTCTATAATGTCAACATCTTCCGAAAACTCGGCTACAAGACCCTCAATAAGTGCAAAGGTTATATTTTCTACCGCATTAGGTCTTGCTTTTTTTTGTTTCTCTGTCCTTAGCTGAGCGCCATCGGGCCCCATCAAGTCCCAATGGTCGCCCCGATAGAGCTTATAGTTTTCCTCCATCTCCTTTGTATAGTCCCATTTAGCGTTCCTGTCCAGGTCAAACCAATCCATGCACTTCCTAACCGCTTCTTCCTTTTCGCTTAAACCAGTAAACTTTTTCTGGTCTTTTTTAACCCTGTTACTGCTACCTTTAATCTCTGTTGACAACCTTATCACTCCTTTGCAGGTTACTGCCTGTTTCGGCAAACAAAAAAGGGGAGCATTGAAGCTAACAGATAGAGGGATTCCCCCTGCCTGCTAACCTCAATACTCCCCTTGCTTTTTAGCTTTGGGAATTAATACCGCTTTATTTTTTTAATAAGCCCTTATTCTAAGGGTCTTTTGAGATTGCTGCCATACTAACATACTCAAAATAGCCTATTTTCTCACGCCATTCACAACTAAAAGAAATCTTAAACTCTTCTCCCTTTTCATTGGCAAGAGATTTTAGCTTTTCGATTACATCAACACCCACCGCAACATCCGTGTGTCTTTCCATCCTGTCTAAATATTTTCCAATATCCTCGTTATCGGCAGCCCATTTAACCGCTTCCCAAGATAAAGGGATAGACTTTTTTATTGAGATATTTAACGGCTTGACTTCTTCCATTTCGGTTGTTGAAGATAGCTTTTTATCTATAAGCCTGCAATTCCTTGCTTTAATCGTTTCCTTAACAGCCTGATACAGGTTAATAAAGTGTATGCTGGGGTGCATAGGCTTTCTACCTCCCGTTTTCGGTTTAGTCGGTCAACTTAACATCTTCCACCTGCCTTTTCAGCATGGCGGGCTTACCGTATTTCATTATTACCCTGGCCTCACCCCAGGGGATGGTTCTAAGGCTTTTAATGAGCCTCATTTCTTCCATAGTCAGGGGGCCAACATCTATTTCCTTCCCCGGCCTGGGTGTTTCTTTCATCAGTTTTTCGTAATTGTCCTTACCTCTGGTCATCCTCTAATCAACTCCACATGGCTAACCTTAACCCCTTTTTCGGTTAAAGGCCCGTAAACTTTTAACCCCACAGTATTGCCCTGAGCCAAAAACCCCATCTCATCAGGGCAAAGTTCTTTAGGAACGGTAAGGTCTTTTTCATCCGCAATATGCCGGTCAAATATCTTTATAATCTTGCGTGCCTCATGCCTTGAGCTTTCCTTGTCCTGTTCTGCAAGCTGGCTGTAAGGTGTTTTGTTATTACGTTTTAGGTAAACATGCCTGGCTAACTTTTCTACCAGGGGGTCGGGCTGGCTTTCCCTTTCAAGACGTTCCTGTTCTTTCAGGTGCCGTTGAGTTTCCTCTTCCATCTTCCTTTGCTCTTCTTCAATCTTGTGCCTATTTTCGCACAGCTTGGCAAGCCCGGCGTTCTTGTGAAGCTCCTTACAAACACTACATTCATACATTTTGCCTTCTGCCACTGGTTTTTACCCTCCTTTTAGGTGTTAGCCTTTGCCCTCTCAAGGACGAAAAAGCTATTACAGAAATATCGTTTTCTACACCGATTGGCTTTATAAGTTCTGTATGGTCATCTTTTACATTATCAGGAGAAAGGTGTCTTATATCCAAGCGAAAAACAAAGATATAATAATAAAAGACCGCCAGCAATATCATTAAACATAACCCTAAAGTCCACCCACTCAACTAAAAAACCCCCTCTCCCCTTCCCGTTTCTTACGTTCTTCTTCGTCCTCTTCTTCGGGTTGAGGGTCGGACTCTGCCCTGTATTCTTCAGGTATGATTGAAACATCAGCTTCAGGGTCAGGGGTTTTTTGCCCGGCTGTTTGTTCTTTGAAATCTTCAGCCTTTATGTCATTTCTTATATGGGTATCGTAAAATTCTTCTAACCCTTTTTCGATTTCCTCATGCTGTCTCCTAAAGTGCCAGGTCATTATAGCGTCTTTTGCGATATTGACAATAGGGCTTAAAATGCCCCCCAAAACAAAACAGGTTAAACCAAAAACTATTTGATTATTTAACATTTAAGGGTTTTCCTCCTTTTTTTCTTCCTCGTTATTTACTACTCCCTTCCCATGCTCTCGCCACATTTTAATCGTATCCTGATATACTTTGTGTTCCTTTTTCTCAAGGTCTATTTTCATTTTTGTTGTGGGGTTTAACTTGTTCAGCCTGCTCTCAACTCTTTTAGTAATAAAGTCCAATAACTTTATGGAGCGAGCTTCGGCAGCATAAAAAAGACTAATCTGTTGCTCTGTAGCCTTTGGCAAACCTACAAGACGGTCATAGTCAAAACAATCTTTTCTCTTGTAAGGGTTGTTGGGATATTCATTCGCAAGGTCGATGGCTACCACCAGCATAAATAGTTCGTCATGTTCATCAAATAACTGTGTTAAATGCCCTGAATGTTCTTTTAATAGTTCGGGATAAAACCTTGCTGCATTAGGAGCCTTATCCATATCCCAAACCTCTTTGCAATCTTCACATAAGAAAAAAAATGTTGTTCCCATAATAAAGGGGTTTTCCTCCTTTT